CCCGGACTCGCCGCAGGCGCGGGTCGAGGTGTACGGTGAGTTCCCGACGGAAGGGGACGACCAGTTCATCTCGCCGGGGCTGGTGGACGACGCCATCCGCCGGCCTGCGTACAAGGACGAGACGGCGCCGGTCGTGCTGGGGATAGATCCGGCGCGCGGCGGGGCCGACTCGACGGTCATCGTGGTGCGCCAGGGGCGCGACATCAAGGCCATCAAGCGGTACCACGGCGAGGACACGATGGCGACGGTGGGGCGTGTGATCGAGGCCATCGAAGAGTACAAGCCGGTGTTGGCGGTCATCGACGAGGGCGGGCTGGGCTACGGCATCTTGGACAGGCTGCACGAGCAGCGGTACAAGGTGGTAAGGGGCGTGAACTTCGGGTGGAAGGCGAAGAACGGGGTGATGTACGCCAACAAGCGGGCTGAGCTATGGGGGGCTATGAAAGAGTGGCTAAGGGGTGCTAGCATCCCGGACGACCGCAGGTTCAAGTCCGACCTGACGGGTGTTATGATCAAGCCGACCTCATCTGGAGTCATCCAGCTGGAGTCGAAAAAGGACATGAAGGCGCGGGGGCTGGCATCGCCGGACGCTGCGGACGCATTGGCGGTGACGTTTGCCTTTCCGGTAGCGCACCGGGAGTATGTTGAGAAACCACGACGCATGGTCACGCAAGGCGCGGGCGGCGTCATCAACTCTTGGATGGGGGCTTAGGAAATGAGCGTTAATACGAAGCCGATTGGCGTTGCGTATGAAGACCAGAACATTATCGGCGCTGAGCGCATTCTGACCGAACGCGAACTGGGCTACACCCCTGCCGCGCAGGGCACCGTCACGCAGGCGACCAGCAAGTCCACCGCCGTGACGCTGAACAAGTCGGCGGGGCGCATCACGCTGAACGCGGCGTCGCTGGCGGCGACGACCAACGTGTCGTTCACGTTCAACAACAGCCTCATCAGCACCAACGACGTGCTGATTCTGAACGTCGCGGCGGGCGCTACTGCGGCGTCTTACAACCTGTGGGTTGACTCGCTCAACAACGGCTCTGCTGGCATTACGCTGCGTAACACCACTGCCGGCGCGCTGGCGGAAGCGGTGGTCATTAACTTCGCGCTGATTCACAACGCCTAGCCGCTATGCCGCTCAAGAAATCGGGCAGCAAAGAGGCGTTTCGGGCCAACGTGAAGGCCGAAGTGAAGGCTGGCAAGCCTCCGAAACAGGCGGTGGCGATTGCCTACGCGGTGAAGCGTGGCGCCAAGAAGTAAAGACGCCGTCCTATCGGTAGCAAACGGCGGGACGGCGAAGTCCGACCTGCTGTCGCAGGCCCGCCATCGCATGACCTTGGCGGTGGCGGCCTATTCGGAGTCGCGTGAGGATGAGCTGGATGACCTGCGGTTCTCCGCAGGGTCGCCCGACAACCAGTGGCAGTGGCCGGCGGACGTGCTGGCGACTCGCGGGTCGGTGCAGGGCCAGACCATCAACGCGCGGCCGTGCCTGACCATCAACAAGCTGCCGCAGCACATCAAGCAGGTCACGAACGACCAGCGCCAGAACCGGCCGTCGGGCAAGGTCATCCCGGCGGATGACAAGGCGGACGTTGAGGTTGCGGAGATATTTGACGGGATGGTCCGTCATATCGAGTACATCAGCGACGCCGATGTGGCGTATGACACGGCTTGCGAGAACCAGGTGACCTACGGCGAGGGGTACCTGCGGATTCTGACTGAGTATTGCGACGATGAGTCGTTTGATCAGGACATCCGCATTGGGCGCGTCCGCAATTCCTTCTCGGTCTACATGGACCCGACCATTCAAGACCCCTGCGGCGCCGACGCCGAGTGGTGCTTCATCACAGAAGACCTGCTGAAGGAAGAATTTGAGCGTCAATATCCTGACGCTAGACCGTTGTCGAGCATTGAGCAGCAGGGCGTGGGCGACCAGTCGCTGAGTCAGTGGATCAACGAAGACACCGTCCGCATCGCCGAGTACTTCTACGCCGACTACGAGCCGGCCACCCTGCTCATGTTCCCCGGCAACATCGTTTTGTACGATGACGCGCCCGAAATGGCCCAGATTAAGGCCATGGGCTACCGTCCCATCAAGACCCGCAAGGTGCAGCGCCGCAAAATCAAGTGGTGTCGCATCAATGGGTTTGAAGTGCTGGAGGAACGGGACTGGGCGGGCAAGTGGATTCCGGTAATTCGGGTTGTCGGCAACGAATTTGAGGTCGATGGGCGGGTTTTTCTGTCCGGCATCGTCCGAAACGCCAAAGATGCCCAGCGGATGTACAACTACTGGGTCAGTCAGGAAGCCGAAATGCTCGCGCTGGCGCCAAAAGCGCCATTTATTGGCTACGGCGGGCAGTTTGAGGGCTACGAACAGCAGTGGAAGACCGCAAACACGACCAATTGGCCGTATTTGGAGGTCAATCCCGACGTAACGGACGGTCAGGGGTCGGTTTTGCCGCTGCCGCAGCGTGCGTTGCCGCCGATGGCGCAGACTGGGCTGATTCAGGCCAAGATGGGCGCCTCCGACGACATTAAATCAACCACTGGGCAGTATGACTCAAGCCTTGGCGCGACCAGCAACGAGCGGTCGGGCAAGGCCATTCTGGCGCGGGAGAAGCAGGGCGACACGGGGACGTACCACTATGTGGACAACCTGGCGCGTGCTATTCGGTACTGCACCCGTCAGATCGTGGACCTGATACCGAAAATCTACGATACGCAGCGAATTGCGCGGATTATCGGGATGGACGGCGACACGAAGATGGCGAAGATTGATCCTACGCAGCCGATGCCGGTGCGGAAGGTTGAAGACGACATGGGCAACGTCATTGAGAAGATTTACAACCCCGGTGTCGGCCGTTATGACGTGTGCGTGACCACGGGTCCGAGCTACATGACCAAGCGTCAGGAAGCGATGGACGCGATGAGTCAGATTCTGCAAGGCAACCCGCAGCTATGGGCGGTGGCTGGCGACTTGTTCATCAAGAACATGGATTGGCCGGGCGCGCAGGAGATGGCGAAGCGGTTCTCCAAGACGATTGATCCTAAACTGCTGGAAGACGACGACAAGACGCCGGCGCTGATGCAGGCCGAGCAGCAGATGCAGGCGATGGGTCAGGAAATGGAGCAGATGCACCAGATGCTTCAGAGCGTGGCGCAGTCGATGGAAGCGCAGGAACTGAAGATTAAGGCGTACGATGCGGAGACGAAGCGGATCAGCGCCACGATGGCCGGCATGACCCCAGACCAAGTGCAAGACGTGGTGCTGGGCACCATCCACGGCATGATGGAGTCGGGCGACCTGATGACGCAGGGCGGCGGGATGCCCGAGATGCCGCCGCAGGAAATGATGGGTGAAATGCCACCAGAAATGATGCAGCAGGAGCCAATGCAATGAAGTGCGCCGAGTTCGTAGGGCTGTTCTTTCTGGCGCGGGATGTGACGCATAGCGTTCACCTAAATACACGCAGCTACGCCAAGCACAAGGCGTTGCAGGAGTTCTACGAGGGCATTATTGACCTCGCGGACGGGTTCGCCGAGGCGTACCAGGGCAGGCATGGCCTGATTGGCCCTATCTCGCTACAATCGGCCAAGAAGACCAGCAACGTGGTGGAGTTTTTGCAGGATCAGGTTGAAGCCATTGAGGCCATGCGGTACGAAGTCTGCGACCGCAAAGACACGCCGTTGCAGAATCTGATCGACGGGATTGTCGAATTGTACCTGTCCACGCTCTACAAACTGAAGTTTTTGAGCTAATCCATGCAAATCAGCGGTGCGTCTTGGCGACGCTGACCAAACGTCGCGGATCGACCAAGAGCTATCGACCACAGAAGAAACGCTCACCAAACTACTGCAAATTGCGTAAAGGAGCCGTGTTATGGCTTTGACCTTGAAATCCATCACCACCCGCCTGGGCTATCAGCAGATCACCACGCTGTCTGCGGCGGTTGGGCTCACGGTTCCAAATAAAGACCTCAATGGGCTTAGCTGCCGCCCCACGATGGCTTTGATCACGCCGGAAACGCAGGGCGTGCGCTGGCGGGATGACGGCGTAGCACCTACGGCTGCTGTCGGTATGCCGCTGGCTGCTGGCGTTACGTTGCAATACGACGGCGACCTGACCAAAATCCAATTCATTGAGCAGGCCGCCAGCGCCAAGCTCAACATCACCTATTACGCTTGAGGTCGCCATGATTATCAGCAACGACACCACCAGCGGCGTGGATTACCTCACCTACTTTACCAAGCAGCTTCCTCAAGACTTGGCCCGGCTTGCGGCGCTTCGAGACGAGCTAGAAGTGCGCTAGGGCGCCATGTCCGCTGTGGAAGACGCGAGCAGAATGCGCGACGAGGCGGCAAAAGTTTTGGCCGCGCTTGACGCGAGGGTCAAAGCGTTCCAAGATAAGGTTGCGGCGCTTAGCGTCTAACCGTACCGGCGAGGTTCACCGGGGGCTTTTTGGAGCCAAAGATGTCAGATGAACTGTTAGCGGACACACCCGCGCCGGAACAGGTAGCGACGGCAGCACCTGAACCCGATGTTTCAGCGCCGGAAGTTGAGGCTGAGTCTGCGCCCAAGACCTTCACACAGGAGGAACTGGACGCGATTGTCAGCAAGCGGCTTGCGAGAGAACAGCGTAAGTGGGAGCGGCAGCAGCAACAGCAGGTTGTAAAGCCTGTTGGTGAGCTACCGCCGGCAGATCAGTTTGAAAGCGTTGAGGCATACGCCGACGCGCTAGCCGCCCGCAAGGCGGAACAACTGATCCAGCAGCGGGAGCAAAGCGCCAGACAAGCGGAATTGCTTGACGCCTATCACGACCGTGAAGAAGAGGCCAGGGCCAAGTACGATGACTTTGAACAGGTCGCGTACAACCCGAACCTTCCGATTACGAACGTGATGGCGGAAACGATTCAGGCGTCCGATATTGGGCCGGATTTGGCCTACTATCTGGGGGCGAACCCCAAGGAAGCCGACCGCATTTCCCGACTGTCGCCGTACTTGCAGGCCAAAGAGATTGGGCGGCTGGAGGTCAAATTGACCACCGAGCCGATGACGAAAAAGGTGTCCAACGCCCCGGAACCGATTTCGCCGAACAAGCCGCGCAGTGCGAGCGCACCTGTTTTGGACACGACTGATCCGCGCTCTATCAAGAGCATGACGACCAGCCAGTGGATTGAGGCAGAGCGGCTACGGCAGATTCGGAAGCTGGAGGCACAACGCTAACAGGAGCCCATCATGGCTAACTCATTGCTTACGATTGATATGATCACTCGGAAGTCTCTCGAAATCCTCGAGAACAACCTGGTGATTTCCCGCAACGTGAACCGTCAGTACGACGATTCCTTCGCGGTTGAAGGAGCCAAAATCGGCTCCACCCTCCGCATCCGTCTGCCGGACCGCGCTCTGGTGACCGACGGTGCCGCCCTTCAGGTGCAGGACGACAACGAGCAGTACACCACGCTCGCCGTCACCAGCCAGAAGCACATCGGCATCAACTTCACCTCGGCCGAACTGACCATGCAGCTTGACGACTTCGCCGAGCGCGTGCTGAAGCCGCGTATCAGCCAGTTGGCTGCCAGCGTGGACGCCGACGTGGCGAACGCCTACAAGAGCATTTACAGCTCTGTCGGCACCCCCGGCACCACCCCGGCGACCTCGCTGGTGCTGTTGCAGGGCCAGCAGAAGCTGAACGAGTACGCCGCGCCGATGTCGCCGCGCTACGCCACCGTCAACCCGGCGGCTAACGCTGCGCTGGTTGAAGGCATGAAGGGCCTCTTCAACCCGACCGGCACCATCAGCCGCCAGTTCAAGAACGGCATGATGGGCGAAGGTATTCTGGGTCTGGACGAGGTCAACATGTCTCAGTCCATCGTCCAGCACACCACTGGTTCGCGGTCCACGACCGACACCATTCTGGTGAACGGCGCGATCAGCACCCAGGGCGCCAGCACCATCAACCTTGATGGCGGCACCGGCTCGGCGACGATTGCGGTTGGCGACGTGTTCACCATCGCGAACGTCTACTCGGTCAACCCGCAGACCCGTCAGTCCACTGGCTCGCTTCAGCAGTTCACGGTCACCGCGACCGCCACTGCCGCTGCCGGCGCTTGGACGAGCGTGGCTATCTCGCCGCCCATCTACACCAGCAGCAACGCGCTGGCGACGGTGGATTCGTTCCCTGCGGACAACGCGGCCATCACCTTCGTCGGTGCGGCTTCGACCCAGTACCCGCAGAACCTGGTGTACCACAAGGACGCAATCTCGCTGGCTACCGCCGACCTTCTGCTCCCGCAGGGCGTCGATATGGCCTCCCGGCAGGTGCATAACGGCATCAGCCTGCGTATCGTCCGTCAGTACGACATCAACAACGACCGTATGCCTTGCCGCGTAGACGTTCTGTATGGCTACTCAGTCATCCGGGCGCCGATGGCCTGCCGCATCTGGGGTTAAGGAGAAAACATCATGGCATTTCCTTCTACTGGAAACGGGTATCAGGTCACTGACGGTAACGTCAACGAAGTCCAGCTGGTCCTTCAGGGCGCGCCGGCGGCGGTTTCCGCCGCTGGTACGCTGACTGCGGCGCAGTTGCTGACCGGCCTGATTGTCGCCAGCGGCACGCCGGGCACTCAGACGCTGCCGACTGTTGCGGTGCTTGAGGCCACTCTGATCAACGCGAAGGTGGACAGCGGGTTTGATTTCTCGCTGGTCAACACCGCCGGCACCACGGCGACTGTTGCCGCCGGTACGGGTTGGACGCTGGTTGGTCTGGCTACCGCCGCGACCAACACGTCCGGTCGGTTCCGCGCCCGCAAAACGGGCGACGGCGCTTGGTCGCTGTACCGCCTGGCTTGATGCAGTTAGGAACGGGGGCGGGCAACCGCCCCCTGACCTTATGGTAATCAAGCTCTACCACCCGGTACACGGCACCAAGATAGCCATCTCCGAGGCAGAAGCCGAGGCGGATGCGCGCGAAGGATGGGTGCGTGGACCTGAGCAGGTGGTGAACGAACTGGCGCCTAAGCGCCGACGCATTCAAGGGGCTGTCGCCCGCTGCTAGGAGGCTGATTAGTGTCAACCGCAGGCGAACAAATCAATGGGGCCTTGCGGCTGATTGGTCAGTTAGCTGAAGGCGAAGTGCCGTCAGCCGCGACTGCATCTGACGCGCTCACTGCGCTGAATCAGATGATCGACTCATGGAACACTGAGCGCCTCAGCATCTTCTCCACGCAAGACCAGGTGTTCACTTGGCCTGCTGGTCAAATCAGCCGCACGTTAGGCCCTACCGGCAACTTCGTCGGCAACCGGCCCATCCAGCTTGATGACTCAACGTACTTCCGCGATGCCACCACCGGCATCTCGTTCGGCATCAAGATGATTAACCAGCAGCAGTACGATGGCATTGCGGTCAAGACGGTCACCAGCACCTACCCGCAAATCATCTGGATTAACATGACTTATCCCGACATCGAGATGTACGTCTATCCCGTGCCGACACGGGCGCTGGAGTGGCATTTCATTTCGGTGGAAGAACTCACTCAGCCGGCGACGCTGGTCACTACGCTGGCCTTTCCGCCCGGCTACCTGCGGGCGTTCCGGTATAATCTGGCCTGCGAACTGGCGCCGGAGTTCGGCGTTGAGCCGTCGCAGACGGTCAAGCGCATCGCAATGACCAGCAAACGCAACCTGAAGCGCATCAACAACCCCGGCGACATCATGGGGCTGCCGTACAGCATCGTTGGCACCCGCCAGCGGTTTAACGTCTTTAGTGGCAACTATTGATGTTTATCGCGCTTGACTACGATAAGACTTATACCGCTGACCCAATCTTGTGGGATGGCTTTATTAAGTCTGCTAAAGATCGTGGTCATGCAGTAAAAATTGTCAGTATGCGTTACCCAAGCGAGCCGATAGAATCGGTCCCAGTAGAAGTTTTGTACACTAGCCGAAAAGCAAAAGCGTCTTGTGTTCAAGCAGATATTTGGATTGATGATAGCCCTCAATGGGTGTATCAGGATTCTTTATGAAGACCCCCATCCTCGGGCAGGCGTATGTGGCGCGGAGCATCAATGCGGTAGACAACCGCATGATCAACCTCTACCCCGAAGCCACCCCCGAGGGTGCCAAGTCCGCTGGCTTCCTTGTCCGCGCCCCTGGCCTTCGCCTGCTGGCCTCGGTCGGCTCCGGCCCCGTGCGCGGGCTGTGGCAGTTCGGCAGCTACGGCTACGTCGTGTCCGGCAACGACCTCTACCGCGTAGACGCCGCATGGAACGCCACCCTGCTGGGCACGGTGTCCGGCACTAGGCCGGTCAGCATGGCCGACAACGGCACGCAGTTGTTCATCGCCTGCAACCCCCGCGGCTACATCTACAACGTCAGCACGAATGCGTTTGGCGAGATTTCCGACCCCGACTTCCCCGGCGCGGTGACGGTCGGTTACTTGGACGGCTACTTCGTTTTCAACGAGCCCAACTCGCAGCGAGTGTGGATTACCTCGCTGCTGGACGGCACGTCGATTGACCCGCTGGAGTTTGCCAGCGCGGAGGGCGCGACCGACGGGCTGGTGGCTTTGATCGTGGACCACCGCGAGGCGTGGCTGTTTGGCACCAACTCGGTTGAGGTCTGGTACGACTCCGGCGAGGCGCAGTTCCCGCTGTCGCGCATTCAGGGCGCCTACAACGAGCTAGGCTGCGCGGCGCCGTACTCGGTAGCCAAGATGGACAACGGGCTGTTCTGGCTGGGCTCAGACGCCCGTGGCGGCGGCATGGTCTACCGGGCGAACGGTTACACCGGCCAGCGCATCAGTACGCACGCGATTGAGTACGCCATCCAGAGCTACGCCAACATCTCGGATGCCATCGGCTACACCTACCAGCAGGACGGCCATTCGTTCTATGTGCTGACGTTCCCGACGGGCAACGCGACATGGGTGTACGATGTGGCGACCGGTGGCTGGCATGAGCGTGCCAGGTTCGAGAACGGTCAGTTCTACCGGCATCAGTCTAACTGCCAGATGCGGTACAACAACGAGGTAGTGGTGGGCGACAGCAGCAACGGCAACCTGTACGCCTTTGACTTGGACGTGTTTACCGACAATGGCGCTGAACAGAAGTGGCTGCGGTCGTGGCGGGCGTTACCGGCAGATCAGAACACGCTGAAGCGCACAACGCAGCACGCATTGCAACTGGACTGCGAGACAGGCACGGGGCTGGCAACCGGGCAGGGGTCAGACCCGCAGCTAATGCTCCGCTGGTCCGACGACGCCGGGCACACCTGGTCGAACGAACACTGGACCTCGATGGGCGCTATGGGGGCGTTTGGCACGCGGGCCATCTGGCGGCGGCTGGGGATGACGCTGAAGATCCGCGACCGGGTCTACGAGGTGTCTGGCACCGACCCGGTCAAGGTCGCCATCACCGGCGCCGAACTCATTTTGTCCCCGACCAATGCTTAACACCACCAACATCCCGGCGCCCCGCGTCCCTGTGCTGGACGGCACGACGGGCCTGATGTCGCGGCAATGGTATCGGTTCTTCTACAACCTGTTCATCCGCAGCAACGCGGTCATCTGGCAGGTGCCGGCTACCGTGTCGGCGGCCACTTATTCGATCAACGACACCGACGTGGCAGTGCAGTTTCAGGCTGCCTGCGTGGTCACGCTACCGCCGGCGGCGACAGGGCGGGTGCTACTGCTCAGCACGCTCACGGCCAGCGCCGTCACATCAGCGGAGGCGAACGTGGTGCCGCTGGGCAGCACGACACCAGGCACCGCCATTCTTGCCGCGACGGCGGGTAAATTTGCTATGCTACAGAACGACGGCACCAACTGGATAACCTTGCAGGCTAACTAATATGGCGATTCTGAGTCCGCTGCCGAAGATGCAGTTTTTCTCCACCGGAGGCGCTCCGCTGGTCGGAGGCAAGCTCTACTCCTACGCTGCGGGCACGACGACCCCGCTGGCAACGTACACGACGCAGGCCGGGACGATTGCCAACACCAACCCCATCATCCTTGATTCGCGGGGTGAGGCCAGCGTGTGGCTGGCGTCGGCGGCGTACAAGCTGAAGCTGACCACAGCGGACGACGTTGAAATCTGGACGGTGGACAACATCAGCAGCGCCGAGACGTTCGGCGCGTCGCAGTTTTTGACTAGCGTCGGCGGAACTGCCAACGCAATCACCGCTGTCGTCACGTCGCCTAACTTTACTGCATACGCCACCGGGCAACAGTTTTCGTTCGTGGCGGCAGCGACTAACACCGGCGCAACGTCACTAAACCTAAATGGGCTGGGCGTTAAATCGCTGACCAAGCAGGGCACCAATCCGCTGGTTGCTGGCGACATTCAGGTTGGCCAGATTGTGCTGGTGGAGTACGACGGCACGCGGTTCCAGTACGTCAATTACTCCTACGTCCCGGTCGGCACTGGGCTGCAAAACAACAACAACCGCATCATCAACGGCGGTTTCATGATCGACCAGCGCAACAACGGCGTTGCGATTACTGGAACGACAGCATCCTTTATAGCCGACCGCTGGCAGTACTATTTCACCGCTCCCGCCGCACCCGCGCTGGTGGCTAACCTTCAAACACAAACTGCTAACCCCGGCCCGCCCGTAGCGGCTAAATATTCCGGTCTTTGGAACTGCACGACCGCGCACCCTACGGTGGCGATTGGTGATTTTGCGTTCATCGCACAAAAAGTAGAGGGTTACAACATCACCGATTTGATCGGGCAGACCTTTACGCTGTCCTTCTGGGTGCGTTCCAGCAAACTCGGCACGCATTGCGTGGCGCTTAACAATAGTCCTACCACGCACACCTACATCGCGACGTACACCATCAACGCCGTGAACACTTGGGAATACAAGACCGTCACTATCACCAACGGTTTGCCCAACACCATATCGTGGAACATCACCAACGGCATTGGTCTATGGGTGCAATGGGCTCTGATGGCGGGCGCGACGTATCAGACCACGGGTGGCGCGTGGAACGCCGGCAACTACGTCGCCACCAGCGCACAAGTTAATCTTGGCGACACCGCAGGCAACACGTTCCTGCTGACCGGCGTGCAGTTGTTCCCCGGCGCCACTGTTCCGACGTTTGAGAACCGTCCGATCACCACCGAAACCCAGTTGTGCCAGCGGTACTATCAATCAACGACCGCTAATTCGCCTAGTCGGCAGTATTTGACGAACGCTGCGATTACAACCTCTCGCGTCAACGCTGGGTTCCTATTCCCCGTGCCTATGCGAATCGCGCCTACTGTCACGATTTACGCCGGCACCACGACTACCTCCGGCGCCGTCGCAGCATACAACGCGGCCGGCGTTGCCATCGGTACTACTTATGCGCCAGTCGCGACGTATGTCGGCGGGTACGCATATCTGGAAGGCAGCGTATCGCTGACAGCGGGTAACTATTACTCTTGGACGCACACAGCGGATGCAGAGCTATGACGTATCAGAAACGCGAGAATGGTGTGTTGCGGTCGGACGGCGCGTTCGTTCCGAACGACCCTGACAACCGCGATTGGCAGGAATACCTGCGCTGGCTAGCCGAGGGTAACGAACCGTCGTGAGCGTCTACCGCCGGCCAAAGAAGGGGGATGTCCGCGTCTTCAACGGCGTGAAGGTCCGCTTTGGCATGTCGGGTGGGTTCAAGCACGATGAGGATGTGAAGCGGTTCGCCACGTCCGACGGCGCAGGGCTGTGGGCTCGCGGGATTGACCCCAACTCACCGACAGTCGAGCAGGACACGATTGCCTGGTTGAAGCGGTACAGCGCGAACCCGAACAACCGCAAAGGCCAGCCGGGCTATAACCGGGCGTTCAGCGAAGCCGAGTACGGCCGCGACGACGCCCGCCAGCCCGGCTTGCAGACGCTGATGGCGCAGAACCCCGGCGTGCCGGTGCATAAGCTGTTCGACATGACGGCGCGGAACTATCAGGCGCAGAACGCCCTGCCGCCGCGTGACTTCGACATCATGACGATCCTAGACCCTATCATCGCGGCGACGGCAGGGTACTTTCTTGGCCCCTGGGCCGGCGCGGCATATCTAGGGGGCCGCACGGCAGGCGAAGGCGGCGACATCGGGGAAATTATATTGTCTGCCGGGCAGGGCTATTTCGCGGGCGGCACCGGCGCCAACATCGCGTCCGGCGTGAACGCCGCCGGTGGCTGGGCCAACTACGCGCGCAGTATCGGGTCGTCGATCGCCAACGCCCCAAGCAACGCGCTAAACTATCTGAGGTACGGCCCTGAACTGAGCAGCGCGCAGTTCGCCAGCAACATGCCTAGCTGGGTGGCGTCTGGCACCGCCGCCGGCATGTCGAACGCGGCGCGTGCGGCAGGCGCAGTAGGGTCTTTGAACATCCCCGGCCGCAGTGCGGTCGGCAGTACAGCGGGCGCAGGCCCCGGAGGCAGCAACATGGGTTGGTTTACCGATTTGATGGACGACTTCGGCGTCAGCAAGGGCGATTTGCTTCGCATGGGCATCGACGTGGTGTCTGGCTATCGTAATGCCAATGCCGTTGAGAACGCCGCGAAGATGCAGGCCAACGCCGCGCAGCAGGCCGCTAACATCGGCTCGCAGACCTCGCGAGAGCAGATGGATCTGGCCCGCGAAATCTTTGCCGCGCAGACCGCGCTGAACGAACCGTTCCGCCAGGGCGGCGTCAACGCGCTGAACCGGATGCAGGACTTGCTGGGCCTGAGCGGTAACCGCAAGGCGCCGGGCTACGGCTCGCTGTCAAAGAACTTCACGATGGCCGACTTCCAAGCCGACCCCGGCTATGCGTTCCGCATGTCGGAGGGCTTGAAGGCGCTAGACCGGCAGGCGGCGGCGCGAGGCGGGCTTATCTCTGGCGCCGCGCTGAAGGCGTCGCAGGGCTACGGTCAGGACTTGGCGTCGCAGGAGTACATGAACGCCTTCAACCGCTTCCAGACGAACCGGACGAACCTGCTGAACCCGTTGCAGGCGATTGCGGGCACAGGCCAGACGGCAGTCAACACGCTGTCGCAGGCCGGTCAGAACATGGGCACCAACGTCGCCAACTACATGGGCAACGCGGGCCAGGCGCAGGCTGGCGCGGTGACCAGCGCGGCGGATGCGCGGGCGTCTGGGTACTTGGGGGCGCAGGAGGGGTGGAACCGTGCGATCAACAGCGCCCTGTCCCGAGGCACCACGCAGGATGAGCAGTTGCAGCGGGACTACATCAACGCGCTGATTCGTCAGGCTGGCGGCGGCAGCGGTCGCAGTCGGAGTATGCTCGACTACTCGGGAGTGGGCTGACATGCCATTAGATCCGACGCTTGTCCGGGGCCTGACGCCCATTGCCATGCCGGAGCGCGACCCCAACGCTGCGGTGAACCAACTCGGCATGATGATGAAGATGCAAGAGTTGCAGAGCGGCATTCAGTCCAATCAACTGAACGCGCAGAAGTATCAGCAGGACATCGCCACCAGTCAGGCGACGGAACGCAAGACCCGACTAGAGGCCAAGGTCAATGCGTTCCGCAACGGTGCCGCGATGGCTGGCGAAGACCCCAAGACGCTGATGGGCCTGCTGACCACAGCTGCGCAAGACCCGGAACTATCCGAGGCGTTGGGGCTTGGCCCGCAGCACGTTCAGTTCATCGGCAGTCAGCTGAACGACCCTGCGAAAGTCACAATGCTTGCGCGACGGATGCGTGGGATGACGGCGAAAGAAGAAGCTGACCTTGCCAAGCCGCCGACCACGCTGGGTCAGCTTCAGATGGCGCGGGATCAGCTTGACCGAAACGACCCGATGTACGCCACCAAACTTGAAGAAATCAATAATCAGATTAAGTACGAGCAGACTCGCGCGGCGGGCACGTCTATTAGTCTTAATACCGGCACGGAAAAGAAATACGGCGAAGAATTTGGCAAAAACGTCGCCACGCAAGATTCAGAAATGTTATCGGCAGCTAGAGTTGCACCGAAATTGGCTCAGAGTGCGGTAGATATTATGGCCGCGCTTAACAGCCCAGGGCTTATTTCCGGCGCGGGTGCTGACATAAGATTAAGCCTTGCTAAAGCGCTTGATCTAGCTGGCAATACGCCCGACGCAGGAATTGCCAACACTGAAGCACTGATTTCAAGCATGGGGCAGTCTACGCTTAACTCCATAAAATCATCTGGGCTAGGGTCTGGGCAAGGATTTACCGATAAAGACTTGGTGTTCTTGCAAACCGCTGCCGGCGGAAAAATTAACATGAGCCTTGAAAACATTCGGCGGTTGGCGGATCTTCAATACCGCGCAGCACAGCAGTCAGTTTCCGCTTGGGACAGCCGGCGGAAAACCCTGCCCGCCGGAATTTTGACCGATACTGGGCTGGGCAACGAAACTTACGCTTTGCCGCCCCCTGTACCTTCTGGCGGCGCGGCGCCAGCCACAGCGCCCGCCGCTGCGGCGCGGCCCGCCATCCCCGCAACAAATGCTAAAGGATGGAAGATAGCGACCGACGCTAAAGGAAATCAAGCGTATGTCAGCCCAGACGGAACCTCCTACGAGGAAATTCGGTAATGGCTTTTGACCTGTCAACGGCTAAATTTGAGCCCGCGTCTTCTTCGCCGCAGCCATCTGCGTTTGACTTATCAACGGCTACATTTGAGCCTGAGTCTTCGCCGTCGCCGCCTGTAACGCTGGACGGCGTATGGAAAGGCGTCAAGACCACCGCAGGTAACATCCCCAGCAGCGCCATCAATTTCTACGGCAGTCTGGTGGACATGGTGCTGCACCCCGTGGACACCGCAACCATGCTCGGCAAACTCGCGCAGGGCGAGGCGTTGCTGGCTACCGGGCTGGACTATTCGGAGCAGCCTGAAAAAGCCAAGTCGGTTGAGCTTGCGAAAAGTTTGAACTCCATGTACCGCGAGCGGTACGGCGGATGGGACAACTTCGTCAAGACCATCCAGACCGATCCGGTCGGCGCGATGGCCGACATATCTACGGTTCTCACGGGCGGCGCGGGGGCGGTTCGCGCGACTGGCGCGGCGGCGCAGGCGGCGGGTGCTACCGGCGCGGCGGGTAAGTTATCAAAAGCCGGCGCTGTGCTATCTACGGCCGGGCAGTTTACAGATCCGCTGCGCCCCGCCGCAAAGCTGGTCAATCCGGTAATCAGCAGCGCGTACAATTTTGCTGAACCATATGTCGTGCCTGGTGGCGAAACGGCGGTGTTTAACCGCGCGCTTCGCGAAATCGGGCTGTTTAACGACGTTCTTGACCGCAGCGGGCGCCAGCGCATCAACCCCGACAGAATGAACGAAATCGCTTCGCGTGCTGCGGCGGGGCAATCTATTGACCAAATCGCCACCGAAATGAACTTGCCTACGCTGGCGTGGGCCGCGCGGGAAGCGGAGTTCATGGGAGGCGGGGCAATACAGAAGAAGTTCTACGAAGACCCCGCGCTGGCGCAGCGTAGCGCGCAGGCCAATCAACTTGCTGGAGCCCAGCAGGCGATCAATCAGGAAATCGGTTCTGTCAACGCGCTATCCGACTGGTCTGTCAATCTCCAACAGTCTGCGCTGGACGACGCAAAACGGGCGGCGGGGCTGGCTGGCGAACAACCCATGCCCCCTAACATGTTGCTTCAGCTTGAAGGGGCTCGGCAAGCCGCTGGCCGGCTGTCGTCAGAGCTAGAACAAACGCGCATGGCCGAGGCGGGAACGCTGCCTAAGACAATGCCAGAGCAACAGGGCCAAGTGCTGACGGACATGATCGACCGTCGCAAAACTAGCGTGACCCAGTCCAAAGTAGACCCGCTGTACGACTCCGCGCGGGATTTGGCGAAGGGAACCAAAACCGACGCCAGCGACATCTTTAACGTCGCGGCGCAGGCTATGGGCACGCCGCTGGCTAAATTTGCGCCGGACATGCTTCCGTCGGCCACCGCTGCCATCCTCAATCGATTTCGAGGCAAGGCCACCACCACCGGCACCGGGCCTATGGGCCTGACGGGTCGGTCAACTACGTTTGAGACGCCGATGGCGTCAATGGAAGACTTGATTGACCTTCGCAAAGCCTTGAACGCTGACTACGCCCGGACAATCCGCGCTGCTACCGATCCAGCGCAAGCGACCAAATTAGCCGCGCTGGCGAAGATGCAGGAGGCGATTGACGGCGTAATCGCTAACAGCACCACGTTCCCGCCCGACGCTATCAAAGCGGCGGATGACGCGCGTGCGGCGTACAAGACTTTGATCGGAGACGTGTACAAGTCAGGCGATGAATCCCGCAAACTGCTTACCGGCAACATGCGGCCCGACGCGATTGTGCCTTCGTTCTTCAGCAGCGGCAATCTGGACGCCACGCAGCAGATGGCGCGGATGGTGAAAAAAGACCCGGCGGCTCGCGCGCAGCTACAGCTAGCGATTGAGAATTTCTACCGCAAGCAAGTGGTCAAGAACAACGTGGTTGACCCCACCGCGCACGCCCGCTTCATGTCCAAGTACGAAGACAACATGCGGATTCTGAAAGACGCCGGCGTTGACTTCACCAACATCAACCTGCGAACGCTGCCGGCGACTGTCTACCCGCGCATGGCGGCGGACATTTCTGAAACCACGTCGCAGATTCAAAAGCTGCAAGACAAGTTAGGCCCTGCGCCTCAAGCGCCCGTACCGACAATTGAGGGCGGCTTGCCTGCCGTTCGCAAAACGGTGGCGGAAGTAGAAGCCGAGGCCGCCGCCCGTAAAGCAGCGTCGGCGCGAAATAAAGAAGCGTTGGTCGGAGATGTTGCTGATCGGGCGCGTGAGCTTGAGCAAGCCAAGCAGGCGGCCAAAGTCGCAACCGCTGACCTTGACAAGGTCAACGCCGATATTGACGCGCTCCGCAAGCGCCTGAACATCCCCGAAAAAGAAACCGTGGCAGACATCGTCGCCGACGTACCCGCCGCCAAAAACATCGTAGACCAGGTTCAAACGGCGCTGTACCACCAGACAACGGCGGCGGCGCTGGCCGAAACCGGCGCCAAGCTCAAGATGCCGCTGTGGGAAAAGTACCGCAGCGTCAAAATTCCGGTTGGCATCGGCACTGAAATCATCGTCAACAACACGGTCGCCGAGTTGTCCAAAAACGTAAACGCTCGGCTGGCGCAACGGTTGGCGCTGGCGATGATAGACTCCAAGGCGCTCGCGGAGGCTATGCAAAAAGCGGCCAAAGGCAACATCACTCAGCGGGCGGTTGACGCGACGACAAAAACAGTCGGGGCGGTCAATAAGTTGGCGCCGGCAGCGGTCAACATTAACGCGCTGATGGGCAACCAGCAGCCGTGAGTTTTTCCCATATCGCAGTGCCGCTGGGCGCGGTATAAGGAGGTTTTCGTGAACTGGGTGATCGACGTGCAAGGCATCATCAACATCCTGCTGGGGTCGTTCATCACCCTGCTGTGCTGGCTGGCAATGGAGATGTGGAGCGCGGTCAAAGAACTGAAGACTGACCTCGGCAAGCTGCGCGAAGATCTGCCGCGCACCTACGTCCTGAAAGAGGACTACCGCCGCGACATCTACGAGATCAAAGACATGCTCAGCAAAATCTTTGACAAACTCGATGGGAAGGCTGACCGATGAAAGAAAAGCTGAGCGTGTGGGTGACGTTGATCGCCACAATCACGCTAGCTGCAATTCTTTTAGCGATGGTTGCTGGAATGATGGTGGGGTTGTTCGACGAAAAAGTGGATAACAACAAAATCTTTGAAGCGGTACTTCCCGCGTTTCAAACCATCGTCGGTGGGTTTATTGGGTTGATTACTGGTATCAAAATAGCCTCGGATGACAAACTATGACTTTCGAGGAATCTTTCAAGGTACTTATCGGCCATGAAGGTGGGTACAGCGACGACCGCAACGACCCCGGCAACTGGACTGGCGGCAAAGTAGGCGTTGGCGAAATGTTGGGCACCAAGTATGGCGTCGCCGCTAACTCCTATCCGATGGAGGACATCAAGAACTTGACGCTTGAGCGAGCGCAGCAGATTTATCGCCGAGACTATTGGGACAAATTGCACGCTGACGATCTCCCCAAGCAAGTGCGTTTTGCTGTGTTTGATGGGGCGGTGAACTCCGGTGTGGGTCAGGCTGCGAAATGGCTTCAGCGGGCCGTGGGGGTTAAGGATGACGGGATTATCGGTCAGGGGACGTTAGCGGCGGTGCGGGCAATGGATCAGTACAAGCTGGCGGCGCGGTTTAACGGCGTGCGGCTTAAATTCCTGACTGAACTCCAGACGTTCAACACCTTCGGTCGCGGTTGGGCACGACGCGTGGCTGAGAACCTCATCAACCTGACGTAAGGAAATTTTACATGGAATATGTTTTTGCTCGTTTGAGAGAAGCCAGCACCTGGCGCGGCGTTGCCCTTATCGTGGGTGGCTTCGGCGTCCAAGTCGCCCCTGACCTCATCCCGGCCATCGGCGCTGCGGTCACCGCCGCCATCGGCCTCATCGAGGTCATCCGGCGCGGATGACTCCGCTCGTCATCCTGTTCGCGGCGCTCGCCGACCGGATGCGCGGCGGCTTCCCGGAGCGCCGCTTCTGGGGCCGCGACATCGTCCGCATGGCCGCCTGGTACGCCAGTGGCGCGCTGGTCGCCATGCTCATCCGCCCCGACTGGTGGTGCCTGCTGGCCGGCGTCCTGTACGCCCAAGGCGACCGACAGGACATGTCCGTCATGGCCGAACTCATCCGCCCGGACGGGCGACGGCTCAAGGGATGGCTGGGGCAGCTCAGGATCGGCGCGGTCTTCGCCGCCGTCACCGCACCGATGCTGGCGGTTGACCTAGCCTACTGGCCGATGGTCGTGGCGGCGGGGGTGGCCCCTGCGCTGGGCGCTATCGCCGCGCAGGGGGTGCCGGTCAGCAGTCGATGGGCTTGGATGGAGGTCGGCCGGGGGGCGGCGGTGGCGGGGCTGGTGGCGCTCCTCGCGCGATAAGCCGGTCCAAGTACCAGCGGGCCTTCCGCAGATCTTCGATCCCGCCCTTGCGCTTCCACCGCCACAGGTACTTGATGGCGTTGGCGGTGCAGACCGCCTCAATGCCCGTCAGACCGACGGTGGCGGCCTCCAGCGCGTCAATGCACTCGACCCCACCTGCGGTGTAGTGGGGCGGGTGGTTGACCGTGTCGGTCATGCCATCAGTTCCTTGCGCTCGCGCTCGGCGCGCATCGCGCAGAACCGCTGGTGCAGGCGCAGCATGACGGTCACGCGGCGCCGGCCTGCGTGTTCTTCCATCAGCATTTCCTTGATTTCGTTCTCGGTCATGTTTGGCATGTCGGCCAACAGTTTTCGCCAGGTCTTCATTTCAGTGCCTCCAAGGCAATATCGGACAGGTTTCGTTTGTCGTGCAGTGCGCGCCAGATGGTCTGGTCTATCGTCTGTTCCGACAGGATGACATAGCACCAGACGGCGTGTTGCTGCCCGCTGCGATGCAGCCGGCCGACGGTCTGCTCAAAGAGTTCCAGCGACCAAGGCAGCGACAGAAAAACCATCTTGCTCCCGCCGTGCTGTAGGTTAAGGCCATGTCCGGCTGACTTGGGGTGCAGCAGGAGGATGGATACTTTTCCGCAGTTCCAGCGCTCGACAGCACGAGGATCCTCCATCGTTACGGCTCTGGCCCCATAGCGCGCCTTCAGCGCCGCCAACTCGGCCTGATAGTTGTAAACGATTATTGTAGGCGCGAACTGATTTTCTTCAAGTAGCTCATCCAGCCGTTCTAATTTGTGTTCCGAATACCAGTGCGTGGC